AAATAATTCCATCCAATAGATGCTAAATCATTTGTTGAATATGTTGGAAAACTTGTTATTGGTCCTGGTAAGCCAATAGAAAATTTAGCTTGAGGGCTACTCGTTCCTATTCCAACGTTACCACTGCTTGTGATTCTCATTCGTTCGGCACTTCCTGATTGAAATGATAATCCATAACCTATTGAATTAGTACCAAAATAAACTATAGAACTACCAGCATCAACACCAAAATAACCATAATTAGAACCACTATAAGTTGTTATTTCACCAATAACCGATAATTTAGAAGTAGGACTACTCGTTCCGATTCCGACATTTCCACCGCTTGTGATTCTCATTCGTTCGTTACCACTACCTGTTGTAAAAGTTAAATTATTAACTGCATAAAGTGTAAAATCAGTTACCGAACCCGCCGGATTAGTTAAATTAAATGCATTACCAATGTAACCATAAATCGTATTGCTATTTGAATATGCAGTCCAACCTCCATTTGCATTATCAGTATTAAATTGAGCAATTTGTGCTAATCCTGCACTTTGTGAAACATATAATCTATAATTTCCTGGTGTACTCGTTCCGATTCCAACATTACCCCCCGATGTTATTCTCATTCGTTCGGTACCACCTGTTTGTAAAAGTAAATTACCACCACTTAATTGATATATACCACTACCATAATTACCACTTCCGTTAAAAAAGATACCTCCATTTACAAAAGTAAATATATCACCTCCTGTTAATATACTACTTGAGAATGTAGCAGCACCAGTAGAAGCTATTGTAAGTCTATCTGTGAATCCAGTTTGAAATTTCAATGTAGCACCTTGAGTAATTAAATTAGTGCCATCATTAAATATATATGATTTATTTGTACCACCACTACTAAAAGATATAAGACTTTCAGTTGTACCATTAATATCTAAAACTTTTCTATTTGCAGCAGTTAAATTAGGAGTAGTAGTACCCACACCAACATCTCCGCTACTTGTTGCTAAAAAGCTATTACCACTAAACGTAGCACTTGTACCACTTAAAGCACCAGTAAGCGTACCACCAGTTAAAGGTAGGTAAGCACCACTTGGCAAAACAGAAGTATTAACGCTTCCATCAGCCATTAAGAATTGACTTGATGTACCGCCGCTTTTAATTATAGAAAGTGCCGTAACACTACTTGAAAAAGTTGCACTCGTACCACTTATAGGATTCCCGAATACATTATTAGTACCATCCCATCGGTATCTTACGTTACCTGCTCCGTCTGCTAAAACGATATTATTTGATAAAGCAGCCGTACCTGTAAATTGTCCTATGATTGTATTGTTTGAACCAGTAGTTATTCCGCCACCACTTCCAAAGCCTATATAAGTATTATTAGAGCCTGTTGTATTATTAGTTCCAGCTACTTGACCAACTGCGGTATTATTTGAACCTGTTGTGTTATTATATAAAGATGCAGTACCTAATGCATTATTATATGTTCCTGTTGTGTTAGATAATAATGCGTTTACACCAATAGCTGCATTAAAGAACCCTGTTGTATTATAACCTAAAGCATTATAACCAACAGATGTATTTCCATATCCTGTTGTATTTGTTAACAAAGAAAAATTACCTATTGCAGTATTTAAAGTACCTGTTGTATTTACTGGCAATGCACTTGAACCAATAGCAGTATTACTTGCAATTGCACCTGCTCCTCTACCAATTGTTAAACTATTAACTAAAATATCAAGTGAAAAGGTCTTTGCAGCAGTTATTGTTTGAGTAGTATCAAGAGTAACATAATTACCAGCAGGTTGTTTACCATTAAAAGTACTCCAATCTGTTGAACTTAACTTACCAGTATTTATAGCCGAAGCAATAGGTAAATTAAAAGTATGAGTAGCCGTTGAACTTGATATAGCAAAGTCAGTTCCGCTTGTTCCTGTTGCTAAAAATTGTACTTGTCTTGTTAAGTTATTTAACGAAGTCAATCCCTTTGAAAAGGTTGTAACTACTTGACACAAATGATTATTCTCTGTGTGTAAAGTAACTGTTCTACCATCTACGTTTACATAGATTCTAATTGCTATTCTATCTGTTATACTTAAAACACTTGAAGCTACTGGAACCGCAAAGTAGTAAGGATTAATAACTGTTCCTTCTGTGATGTATTCTGGAACTCCAACGCTTGTTCCTAATAAGGTAAAAGTTGTGCCATCGTACTTGTAAACCTCTGCATAAACAAAAGGATTACCTGTATTGTTATTTACACTAAAATAAAACTCACAATTAAAGTTACCAGCAGGTACTTCCAATAAAGCAGGATCATTAGCATCCGTTATGTAACTCGCAATGTAACCTGTTGTTGAAATAGCAATGTCAGTTCCAGCACCACTTATTGGTGTTTTGCCTAATTGTCTATAAGCAACCCCTCCTATTGTACCTTGACTTACACTTGAATTTAGATAATAAGAAACCGAACTTCCTCCACCTGTTGATGTTGGGAAATCCGCTAAAGTACCATCTCCTCGTACATATTGAGAAGCATCGCCATCTAAAGCAGTTATTACCCCACTATTAGCCACTACTGGACCTTGTATTGTCCTGATCTTCGCTTCTCCTGATACCTGTAATTGTGAACTCATTTATATCTATTTTATCTATTTGAAAATTGCTCTAACAAACTCATCAGCTTCTAATGCTCTTGCAAAGGTAAGAACTCCTGTAGATGAGTTAAAGGTCACATTCTCACCAGTAGGTGCACCTGATGTTAATATAGTTCTAACCTCAATACCACCTCTTGTAACTGATAAACAAGTAGAACCAATTTGTGTTGAGAAAGTGATTGTAGTTTCACCACCAAATGCAGTATATTGTTGCATAGTTACGTTTGAGCTTTCTATTACTACTCCTGTAGGTGTAACTTGTGTACCTGTAACTGTGTAAGGACCTGTACCTTGTAAAGACACACTATAAGTGGATGCACCTTCAACTGGACCACTCATATCTAAATTAACAATATTAGCAAGACCTGTAAAGACGCTATAACCTAAAGTACCTGAACCAGTACCATTATCATTATCTATTTGAAACTTAACTATGATTTGTTCCTTAGTTTGTAGCTTGTTAAGTAAGAATAAGTAAGAATAATCATTAAGGGCTATAAAACCATCAGCAGATATATTCCAGCTAATCTGAGAGCCTAAGAACTCTTTATATGATGCACTGTTTGTAGTGGTTACCTCTACCTGATCTACACTTGTGTTAAAAGTACAGTTAGTAGATGCGCCAAAAGGAACACCCAAAGAAATGTTAGTTGTAGTTATACCAGGATTAGTTGACTGAGTATATAAGGTTATTGCATTAGTTGTAGTACCTAAGTAATTTACCTCTATAATGATTCTATCTGTAATAGCTAAGACAGTATTAGTTACTGTCATATTAGTATTATATATAATCTTACTAAGAGATGTTAAAGTAGTTTCATCTGAAGTTGCCAATAAGGTAGCTGTTGAACCAGCATATTTGTATAGCTTATATTGTACTTTAGCACCTGCAAAGGCAGTAGCTATAGAATAATAAGCTGATATGCTCCAAGTACCAGCAGTAATTTCTGTAATACTAGGATCATTAGCATCTGTTATAAAAGAAGCTATTACTCCTGCTCCTGTTTTGTTAAAGTTAGTAGAAGTGCCAATAATGTCTTCAGTACTTAACTCTTTACAAGCAAAACCATTTACAGTTATCCCTTGATTAATAGAACCATTAAAATAATATTGTTTGTTTGAATCGTATTTATATAATACTATGTTAGTTCCATTGATTACTGATGCCATTATTTCCTAGTATTTAAGTTTTTGAATATATCTATATCTATAGTTGTTCCTGTATAATTAATCTTCTTTAGTACTGAATCTTGTATTCCTTGCTTTAAATCCCATTTAAAGGATTTTAATAAGTAAGTATAAGTATTAGTGCCATCATAAGAATAGGTAAACTTACTGTTTAACCAATATCCTATGCTTTTAAATTGACCTTCTATAACTGTTTGTGTTTTTACTTGATCAATACCAATATCCTCAGCTACTAATGTAAAAATCTCTTTACTTCCTGATGTTGTTCTTCCAAATAAATTAGCAAATCCACTATTATTTGCAGCAGTATACATACCAACATAAGAAGAAGCTGCTACATCTTTAGGCTCATTTGCAGCCCTAGCACCTGTATCATTATTCTTAAATACATCATTATACATGAAACCTAAAGCAAAATTATCACCTTCTTCTGGTTTAAATTGAGAATCTATGCTACCAATTTCTCTATATGAATCATAGTTATAAATCTGAGATGAAGGACCTGTATTTTGTACTAAGAAATAGTATAGTTCTAAAAATGCACCTACACCTGTTTCTAATGGTCTATAAACTATCACATCTAAAGCACCATCAATAGGTACTAATACTTGCTTAGGAAATCCTACAGGGTAATCATTAAGGTATACTGTTGTTGTTGTAAATTCCCCACTATTATTAAGATACTGTGCAGCAGAGTTATCGGAAGGTATAATTCTTACCCAATATCTAGCAGTACAGTTAAACTTGTAATCTAACCATCTTACGTTTAAATAATCACCAATTTTTACATCATTGTTAAATGATCTAAATGCCCTATTAGTTTCACCTGCACTTGTAGTAGTATCTGTAGTGTATAGCCCACCATTTGTAGCATCAAGCTTTGTTCCTACCATTCCTGTTTCAATCCATGCATCTGCATTGTTGACACCTGACCATGATAAAAACCAACCATTAGCAACAAGTTGCTTTACATTGTAAATTGGACTAAACTGAGTATAAGACTTTTGTGCTCTGTTAAAGCTAACCAATAATGATTGAGCAGTTTGTTTATAGTTATTAGAAGCATCTATAGCAACCGTAGTTGTATTACCTAATGTTTGTGTAGACTGAAAAGTTCCTGCACTATTGTAAACATAGTAAGCAATAGTAGCTTCTCTAGTCAATGCACCATAAGCAGTTAAATACCATTTATCTTCTCTGTAAAAACACTCCCATCCAAACCTATTACACATATATTCTAATATGTCATAGTAGTTTAAATACTCGCCATATTGCTCCATTAGATAGTTCTTCTTTAGAAACATATTTTCTATGTTTCTAGTAGGTATGTTTGCGGTTTTATAGTATTCGTTAATCCATACATCTAATGTAAACTCGGTCTTGCTAAAACAATCAATAATCAAGTCTTTAACACTTACCTGATCTTCTGAGTTAAAACCTATACCATCTACTAAATTAAAGTAATATTTCTTGTTCTTAGTTCTAGCTAAACCATCAACAAATGATAATGATAAGCTATTAAGGCTTACAGGAGAATATTGCACACTATCTACGGGTATAAAAAACCCTCTCCATATTACAGTTCCCCATGTATAAGAACCATTATAAGTTCCTTTTGTAACAACTATCATATAGTCATTATCATCAGCAGTAAAGAAGTCTTGTAATAACTCAGCATAATTAGTGCTTTGAAATTCGTTCTTTACTATGTTTAAAGTTGCTCTTGTGGCAAGTAATGGTGTATAAGCATTCCCATCTGTGTCTATAGTTTCTATGATAAAAGGACTATTAGATCCAGTCAATGGATATACTGTTGCACTAGAATAGCCGTCTTTGTAAATCTGAGCCCTATAGACGGTGTTTGTTGCATCAGGTATAGCATACACATCATCAAATATAATCTCGTATTTTGGGTTTATAAATGCCATTAGAAAGTGTTATTATTTGTTCTACCTGCTTTGTTCATTAATATTAATAAGTCATTACCGCTTATTCTAGCTTCTAAAGTACCACCACCCGAACCACCTATTAGTGATTTAAGTTTATCTAAAGGAGCTACAACCTCAGGGTTATGACTAGCACCAGGATATTCACCCATAAGACCCATAGTTGGTCCTGTTATGATACCACCATCAGCAAATTCTTTAGCTCCAGTATTTCTCTTTTTATTCATTGATGCTTTTAATGCAAAACCAGCAGCAACGGCAGCTATACCTATTATTAATCCTGCTTTTACTTGTCCTCCTTCAATAGCCTTTTTTGCAGCTTGTACAAGAGAAGAGTACAATATCAAAGCTTTACCTATACCAATTAAAGCATCTGCTAATATAGTACCAAGTATTCCAAAGTTAAACTTGCCAGTTACTACTAATTCACCTAGAGCTTGTCCAATTCCTTCAAATGTATCTTGTAAAGAACTAGATAAAATACTGCTTACTGTAGTACTTACATCTCCTAATCCAGTTAGATTACCTTTTAATTTTAAAATAGCAGAATTAATAGCCTCTAAAGCCGCGACATTACCAGCAGCAAATACTTGTGCAAATTGTAATTGTATGATTTTATTTTTTACATCCTCTTGCTGTAATGCTATATTATTTTTATGTAATCTTAACTCTGCTTTTAATTGAGCATCTATAGATTTTATATAGTCGTTTGTATAAGAAACTTGACCTTCAATTTTTTCTTTATTATAATTGTCAGTTAATTGTTTATTTACTTGTTGACCTTGATGCAAAACATTAAATAAATTACTTTGATGTTGCTTTTCAAAGTTTAATGCTTTTTGATCATAGGTTTGTTGTATTGTTAATAGTTCATCAAAAGAAGCACCTCTTATAGTTGCTTCCATCAAAGCATTTATTTTCTGAATGTTATTAAGCTTTTTAAAATATTCTTCTGCTTCAAATATGCTATCCTTATAAAAGTTAAATTCTTCTTGAGCTAAATCTTCATATACTTTTGTAACGGTAGGTTTAGGTTCAGCTTTTGGTTTATCTGATCCTCCACCCCCATCACCTAATTCAACAACTCCAGTTCTTTTTGCTATTCTTGCTAATAACTCTGCTTTTGTAGCTAATCTTTTATTTTGAATTCCAAGATTTGTAATAATATTTTTATTCTTATTATCAATTTTACCAGTATTATTATCAACTAAACGTAAAATTCCATTAGTTTCTTCAAGCAATTTTTTGCCTGTAGCAAGTGGATTGCCTGGCGGAAGTGGAGATAATGCTGGTTTTGTTTTTAAATCTTCTTTTATAAGTTTTTGCAACTCTGCTTCATCTTGCTTTAATAAAATAGCGTTTTTAATATTTTCAATATAAGCAGTATAAAACTTATTCAAATCTTTTATACCATCACCTTCAAGTTTTAATCCTTTAAATATATCTGGATTTATCTTTTGTAGCTCTTTAATTGCCCTATTTTTTCTTTCCCTAGTTTCACTTTCACTTGCTAATATAGATAGTAAAGAATTAACTCTTGTTGCTTCTTGTGACATAGAATCAATAAGAGAATCTGTTTCGTCTTTTAATTCTTTAGTTTTTTTCTTTGAACCGAACAATCCCATATCATAAGCCGTTATTGCAGCAATAACAGCAGAAAATGCAAACATAGCTGGACCAGCAAATCCAGCAATACTTTGACCTAATGCTGGCAAATTATTTTGAATACCTCTGAAACCAAATGGTAAATCTTGTATAATTAATGATAAATTATGCCATTGTATATTAGACTGTTTAACACTACTAGCAGTTTTAGTTGCTGCGGCAGTTGCGCCTTTCATAGCTTTTTCAGCTCCATTAATTGATGTTTCAGCCTTTTTTATTTCATCGGTAAACATCTTGACATCCTTGCCCAATACCTTACTTAATGCATCGGACATTGCTTTAGCATTCTTATTAAACTCTGTAAGGTCTAAATTAATATTGACTTTTATATTCTGATCAGCCATTTTGCTTTATTGGTTTTACGTTTTCGTATTTTTTAAGCACTTCACTCAACTCATCGTTGGTCATCACTCTTTGCTTCACAAAGTTACGATTATCGCAGTCAAGCGACAAAAGCTCTTCAGGCTTAACTTTCTTACCCTTAGGTAGCTGTATATTAATTAAAAGACTAGTCTGCCATCTTACTCTTAACCATTCTTGTTCTTCCTTATGACGGTAACCATACCAAACAAAATCTAACTCAGCCATCGTCATATCCCAAAACAAATGGGGAAGCACTTGGCACTCCCCCATTGTATATCTTTCAATATCAATCCACTCTAATTTTTTTTTACTGCATCTTTATTTGCTTTCTTAGTAGTCTTTTCTTCTAGTCCACTATTTAAGCTTTCAGTCAACGCAGCCATTACTTCCTGGAACTTATTGCCGCCTATACCACCCATGTCATCAATCCAATCACAGGTATCTAAATCGGTAAAGGTTGGCGTTATTCCTTCTTTATATAAAGGATATTCTGCTGCTGCTTTTAATAAGTTACATATAGCATCAAGTGATTTATCACCACTTAAAGCATCTCCTATATCAGAAGGACCAATTCCTTGAAGCTGACAGAATCTTTTTAAAGACCATGTACAAAACCTCATAGGTATCTTAGTCCCATCGCTTAGGGATAGTTCGTAATGTCCTCTCATATTTTGGTGTTTTTGGTGTTATTATGCGTTAGTAGC